TAATGTATTTTGTACATATCCTGCTGAAAAATCAGGACATAAAGATGCAGATAATACATTAGCATCTGAACAAGTAAGTGCAAGTAATGGTTTCTTTTTAAACTACAATACTATTACTGCTAACTACACAATTCCAACTAATTATAATGCTATGTCAGCAGGAACAATTACTGTTAATAGTGGTGTAACAGTTACAGTTCCTAGTGGTAGTAGATGGGTGGTCGTATAATGGCAAGCATACTAAATGCAGATACAAGTTCTGGTGTAGTTATAACATCAGATACCTCTGGAGAATTAAAGCTACAAAGTGGTGGCACAGATATTGCTACAGTCACTAGCAGTGGTATTACAATGGCAAGTGGTAAGACATTACCAGCATCAGCATTAACTGGTTCATTACCAGCACTTAATGCTTCATCTTTAACAGATATTCCAGCTCCAGCAGCTTTATCAACTGCAAGTGGTTCAGCACCAAGTTACTCTGCAAGAGCATGGGTAAATTTTGATGGAACAGAAACAGTTGCTATTCGTGCGAGTGGTAATGTAAGTTCTATTACTGACAATGGAACAGGAATATATACAGTCAACTTTACAACAGCAATGCCTGATGCAGACTATAGTGTAGGTTTAGCAGGTGGAAATAGCACTAGCAATACCAATGTAGCTAGTTTAGGAGGTAATGCTCAAGCTCCAAATTTATTAACAACAAGCGTTGATATTATATGTTCAAATATTGGTGGAACAGTAAATGATCTTCCATATATAACAGTATCAATATTTAGGTAAAAAATAACATGGCATCTATAAAATTAAAAGGCGATACATCTGGTGAATTAACTATATCAGCACCAGCAGTCGCAGGAACTAATACGCTAACATTACCAGCTAGTACAGGTACATTAGCAATAACTGCTGATGCTTATACAGACTCTGATGCTTTATCATTATTGAATGCTAGTGGTTCTGCTCCTGTATATGCAGCAAGAGCATGGGCAAATTTTAGCGGAACAGACGGAACAATAAATGCTTCAGGAAATGTATCATCAATAACTGATAATGGTACAGGAGATTTTACTGCAAACTATACTACTGCTTTATCAGATGCTAATTATTCATTATCATATTCTGGATTTCAAGCTGGTTCTACAGGAGCTGAATTGTTAAGGTCTGACTCAACAATTACATCTAGTTCTGTAAATATAAAAATAAGACCACCTGGGGCTACTGGATTAACAGATTGTGACATTTTTACATTTGTAGTAATTAGATAGGAATAACGGAGCTGCACTTAAAACAACATCTGCCATTAGGGTTCATACTGGACAAACAGCTTCTACAGGAGAAACTGATATGGCAAAAATAAATGTAGTAATAGTGAGATAAGGAAAAAATATGAATAAAAGAATAGTATATAAAAACGATGATGGAACAATAGCAATTATTGTACCAGCAGAGTGTGGTTTAACGATTGAAGAAATCGCAGCTAAAGATGTTCCAGCTGGTAAGGAATATCACATAGTTGATGTTTCTGATATTCCTTCAGATAGAACTTTTAGAAACGCATGGGAGTGGGCATAATGCCAATACAAATAAACATAACTAAAGCTAAAGACATCACTAAAAATAAACTTCGTGATGAACGCAAACCTTTATTAGAAGCACTTGATGTAGAGTTTATTAAAGCACAAGAACAAGGTGCAGATACATCATCTATCGTAGCAGAAAAACAAAGATTAAGAGACATTACAGCAACTGTAGATGCTATGACTACAGTAGAACAATTAAAAGCAGCTTCTTGCGAGGAATAATAAATGGCAACAACTATTAGTGGAGATACAGGTGCAAGTCAGGTACAAGATAATACTATTACCACTGCTGACATACAAGACAGTGCCGTAACTGCACCTAAAGTTGCTGGTGCTAATGGCACTTCAGGACAACTATTACAATCTGATGGTGATGGCACAATGTCATGGACAGATGTTCCATCACCAGCATCTTTATCTACAGCATCTGGGTCTGCACCAAGTTACTCTGCAAGAGCATGGGTAAACTTTGATGGCACTGGTACGGTCGCTATTCGTGAAAGTCAAAATGTGTCAAGTGTTACAGACAATGGAACAGGTAATTACACTGTAAACTTTACTACGGCAATGTCTGATGCAAATCATTGTCCTGTTGGCAACGCAACTTATAATGCAACAGGAACTTCTAACTTGCGAAGAGGTATATTAAATTTTAGAGACTTGTCAACTACATCAGTTACTCTTATTCCTAGTTCTACAGGGTCTGATACTCCTCAAGACACTGAACTTGTAACAATATCAATATTTAGGTAAGGAATAAGATGAGAATAATATATCAAACAGAAGAAGGACTAGCAGTATTAATTCCTACAGGTGAACTACCTATTGAAGATGTAGCTCGCAAAGATGTTCCTGCTGGTGTAGATTACTGGATTGTAGAAGATAGCGAAGTTCCAAGCGATAGAACATTTAGAAACGCATGGGAACTAGATGCAAATATAGGAACTCATGATGGTCAAGGTATCGGTGCAGAAGCATGGTTTGCAGAACAAGCAGAAAAAGAGGTAGAAGATGAAAATCCAAGTTAATATAAACAAAGCAAAAGAAATTACCAAGAATAAATTTCGTGAAGAGCGTAAACCATTATTAGAATCTTTAGATGTTCAATTTCAGCGAGCATTAGAAACAGGTGCAGATACTTCTGATATTGTTGCTAAAAAACAAGCATTAAGAGATGCACCAGCTACTGTTGAAAATATGACTACAGTAGAGGAATTAAAATTAGCATTATTACCTGATGTGGGTATATAATGTTTGGATTTAGTTCATTTTCACAATCTGCATTTTCAACATTAGTTGGAGGTGCAATATTAGTTGCTAGTGCTAGTGTTACTGCTAACGCTACAGTAGTATCTAGTGCAGACAAGACAGCTTTCTCATATCCACAAATATCTGCTAACGCTACACTAACTGCTGATGCACTAATAGAAATATATGGTATTGGTAATATAAATTCTACTGTTGACCTTACAGTAGATTACACAAGAATTAGAACTAGCAATGCAAGCATCACTGGATACGCATTATTTGATGCAGACGGATTTTCTTTAGCAGTTGCCAGTGGTGCAATATTTAGCAATACCTCTGTTACTGCTCTTGGGTATAGAGTGCAACACGCTACAGGTGATATTAATGCAACAGCATCTGCTACAGGGCTTGGTGGTGCTGTGTTTGAAACATTTGTAACTTGTAATGGAGTAGCATTAGTAACGCCTGCAACATCTGTTACATACTCTGTTAATGGATTAATACAAACAACTGCAACAGTAACATCTTTGCCTTATAAATTAGGTGAAGAATGGGCAACAGTGCCTGATGGTGGAGGAGTATGGACAACTTCATCTGAAGGAACAAACATTTGGACAACACAACTTCCAACAGACAACACATGGTTAAGACAAGGATAAAACATGGCAAAAGAACAAATTAGTCAATATGATTCAACCGCAGGAAATAATAGTGACATAAACACTATTAATATTTCTGAAGGGTGCGCCCCAAGCAATGTGAACAATGCCTTGCGAGAAATTATGGCGCATCTTAAAGATTTACAAGCAGGCAATAAAACTGGTCAAGCTATTGCAATTGCATCTGGTGGTACAGGTGCAGAAAATGCAACAGATGCTAGAGCTAATTTAAGTGCTGCAAAATCTGGTGTTAACTCTGACATTACATCTTTATCTGGAATTACTACAGTATTTACTACAGTACAAGGTGGTCATGGTAAAACATTATCACGAGATATTGCTTCTGTTGCTAGATCATCAGAAATATCTACTATTACAACAGATGCTGCACATGGTTTTGCAGTTAATGATACAGTCACAGTTACTGCTGACACATACACAGGATTTAATGGAACATTTACAATAGATACAGTTCCATCATCTACAACATTTACATACGAACAAACTGGTGCTTCTGATATTAGTCCAGTAGTTGACACAGGAACAGCAGTTATTGCAAACTTTGTTGATGCTGCTTCAGACATTTCTGGAATATTGCCTGTGGATCATGGCGGTATAGGT